GGCGGCACCTACTGAGTAAATAAATAAAGAAAACGACCACATAAAAAGAGTCGAAGAACAACATGGCCGCTATAATAAAGCATAAAAGAAGCTCTATTTCAGATAGAGTCCCAACAGTATCGGATCTTGAACTAGGTGAACTCGCCATCAACACCTATGATGGCAACATTTTCTTAAAGAGAAACCAGGATGGTGATGAAGCCATCATAACGTTTCTTGCTAGCAATCCTGTAAGAAATGTTGTTTACGTTCAAAAGAACGGTGATGATACGAACAGCGGAACATCTTGGGACGGCGCGTATGCCACAATAGAGAAGGCGCTCGAAGACGCGGCAGACAGAGAAGAAGAAGAAGTCACTCTTATTGAAATAGGCCCAGGCAGGTATACGACACAGGGTCATTTAGATGTGCCAGACAATGTTGTTATTCGAGCAGCTCATAGAAGCGCATTCATAAGCCCTGTCACCGGGTATGAAGAAAGAAACGTGTTCCGCCTAGGTTCTGGTTGCTTTGTTGAAGGTTTAGTATTCGACAATTGGCGTCTTGATAGTTTGGATAATCCAACAGAAGGTTTTGCGTTCTGTTTTAGACCAGGTGCAGTAATTCGTAGAGCGCCATACGTTCATAAGGTTGTAGTTAGAACAACTCCATTCTGGGATACTGTTGCGCCACCTTTGGACAGAGATAATGCAAATCCACTTATTGGTAGGGGTGCCGGTGTTATTATAGCCGATGGGTCCGTATGTTCAGCATATAGTATCTACCCAAACATTATGGCTTGGGGCGCTACACCAGTCTCTCATAATGGTATTGGGTATGTCGCAAGGAACGGTGGACTCATTAATGCTGTTAATGCAGTTAGTATGTGGGCACACAAACATTTTCTTGCTCTTGATGGCGGGCAAATTATTTTATCTTCTTGCTCTACTCAATTCGGCGACTATACTATGGTCGCGGACGGATCAAGAAACATCGTTGTTCCTACAGAAGTAGCAGAGGGATCATTATCAATACAGACAGCTGCATCAAATGCCGTCTCTGCGGCTAGAACAACAATTATAAATGCTACTTGGAATAATCTCGTGTCTGGTGGATACACTAACGGGTGGACTGCACAGGACGAAGAATTTATCAGAAGAGAAGCTGCCGCATTTCTTCAGTCAATTGTGTGGGTTCTGCAGACTGCGAATGAAAAACCAATGCTAGATTTTGCAAAAGGTCTGTTTGATACTATCGGCGAAAAGGTGTATGCAGAGTCAAAAGAAAACGCAATTATACACTCGTTCGAGTTTATGAGAAACACTATTATTGCATTAGCAAACGTTAATTCTGCTTCAGACACGATAGTAACTAACCTGGTCTCTGCATTAATAGACACGATCGAAGATACGAATAGAGTTTCCGAGCCTTCTACGATCACGGCGATAGGCCACACATGGACAGCACTCATGGCCGGTGTCGCGCTAACAAAAATACCACCTGCTAGAAATTTTGCGACCATCGAAGAAAGTATACTCGAGTTAAATAATGGCATAGTCATTGCGTCTGGCCAAGACGATCAAGGATCGGCTCTCTTCATTGGTGGCATGAAGATCGATGCAGATACTGGCGAACTTACGGGTCCTCCATTTGAACAATCAGTTAATAGAATTGCAACTAGAGCAGCAATCGCAAGGAGTTTTTAATCATGGCACGTATTACATGTAGAACGCCATCAACCGGAAAACCTTTAAGAATAGCGCAGAATAGTGTAGCTAACACATTTCAAGTAATTGCAGAAGCACCTGACTTCTCTCTTCCAGACGCATCAAACAAATATTCTGAAAGAGATCCGGCCGACGCTTCACGAGCTATACGCCCTGGAGAGATCTTTTTGCTTACGCCAATCTCTGCTAGAAATAAAGATTCTGTTGATAGGTGGATTGAAGTCGTTTTTGTAACTGAAGGTGGTACAACTATTGAAATAGGAAAGATAGAAGTTCCGGCTGGTGACACTGCGTTTATTCCTATTCAGGGCAGAAGTTTGTTTAAGAGAACGGCATCTAATGCAAATGGCGATAGACTTCAAGTTAGAGCAGAAGTGTCCGGCGTATTTGATGTTATGGTGGCCGCAGAAGAAAGACTGTCAAGCGAACATAGCGGAGTGGTGTAAGTTAGATGACAGAATTTTTATCAGGAATGAATTTATCAGGTAAAGTAAAAAAGACACCTCCTACAGAAGTGTCTCCGGATAGATACAAGTATATTAAACTTTCTGAAACAGAACCAGATCTCGGTGTTCCAGAAGCAAATAACTATGTTCTTGCGTCTGATACAGAAGGAAATCGCTTTTGGTTAGAGACGAGTGGAGTTCAAGGAACAACTGGCCTTCAAGGTGAGCAAGGTACGCAAGGAGTTGAAGGATCTCAGGGTACACAGGGTACTCTTGGTATACAAGGCGAACAAGGTACACAGGGATCTCAAGGCACGCAAGGTCTACGGGGAGACCAAGGTCTTCAGGGTACTCTTGGTATACAAGGTGAGCAAGGTACACAAGGATCTCAGGGTGCACAGGGTACTTTTGGTATACAAGGTACGGATGGCAACTTTGGCGGGGCATCGTTTGATTACACCTATAGCACTTCCATTATTCAATCTGACCCAGGCACCGGAAGATTAAAGTTCAATGATGCAGACATAACGACTGCAATTAGAATGTTCATCGATGACACAGATGACAACGGTATTGATATTCAATCATTTTTAAGAACAATCGATGATTCTACTTCAACGATTAAAGGACACTTTAGAGTATCTAACAGAACTGCGTCTCAACGATTCGCTCTCTATACAATTTCATCTATATCAGAAGAAGCAGGGTTTTTCTTAGTTAACTGTGGGTATGTATCTGGGTCAGTTAATAACTTTAATGATAACGAAGATATTATCATTACATTTGCTAGAACTGGAGATATTGGAGATATTGGACCACAGGGCGTGCAAGGTGCGCAAGGTGTTCAGGGAACTCGGGGTCTTCAAGGCGAACAAGGTCTTCAAGGAACGCAGGGCACTCAAGGTTTCCAAGGTACTACTGGGCCACAAGGCGTTCAAGGCACAACCGGAACTCAAGGAACGACTGGAACCCAAGGTACTATTGGAACACAAGGTCTTCAGGGAACACAAGGTACCCAGGGTACTACTGGTACACAAGGTACAACTGGGACGCAGGGAAATAATGGATCGCAAGGTCTACAAGGAACACAGGGTGAACAGGGAACCCAAGGCGAACAAGGTATTCAAGGTACTCAGGGAACCCAAGGCGAACAAGGTATTCAAGGTATTACCGGGACGCAGGGTTTTCAAGGAACATCTGGATTTCAGGGAATTCAGGGAACCGCGGCCATAGACGGAGCAGAAGGTTCTCAGGGTACGCAAGGTCTCCAGGGTACACAAGGAACTGTCGGATCTCAGGGTCTCCAAGGCGAACAGGGCACTACTGGAACACAGGGTTTTCAAGGCACGCAAGGTCTTCAAGGAGAACAGGGAACACAAGGACTCCAAGGCAATCAAGGTGAACAAGGACTTCAGGGAACTCAGGGTGAACAAGGACTCCAAGGCAATCAAGGTGAACAAGGACTTCAGGGAACTCAAGGTACCCAAGGTATCCAAGGCGAACAAGGTACTCAAGGTACTCAAGGTCTTCAAGGCGAGCAGGGTACTCAAGGTCTTCAAGGCGAACAAGGTACTCAAGGTCTTCAAGGCGAGCAGGGAACTCAGGGAACACAAGGTCTTCAAGGTACTCAAGGTGAGCAGGGCACTCAAGGAACACAAGGTCTTCAGGGAACGCAGGGAACTCAAGGCACGCAAGGTACTCAAGGTCTTCAAGGCGAACAAGGTATTCAAGGTCTCCAAGGCATCGAGCTCGTATTAAATTATATTGGATCATGGGTGCAGGCTAGCTATGTAAAAGATACTGTTGCTGTAAGCACGGTTGATGGTAACACTTATGTATCAAAGCAAGTCATCACGTCTGTTTATCAGGACCCTGCGGTTAATACTACTGAATGGGAACTATTTGTTCTACAAGGAACTCAGGGTCTTCAAGGTGAGCAGGGAACTCAGGGTCTTCAAGGTGAGCAGGGAACTCAGGGTCTTCAAGGTGAGCAGGGAACTCAGGGTCTTCAGGGTGAGCAGGGAACTCAGGGTCTTCAGGGTGAGCAAGGTACACAAGGACTTCAGGGTGAGCAGGGAACTCAGGGTCTGCAGGGTGAGCAAGGTACACAAGGACTTCAGGGTGAGCAAGGTACACAAGGACTTCAGGGTGAGCAGGGAACTCAGGGTCTGCAGGGAGATCAAGGTCTTCAAGGTAATTTTGGTATACAAGGTATACAAGGATCTACCGCAGGAGATGCTGCAACTCTAGACGGATTGGATAGTCTTCAATTCGTAAGATCCGATGTTAGCACCACGATGACCGGTGGTTTCTTAACTCTTGCACAAGATCCATCTGGTAATCTACAAGCCGTCACAAAACAGTATGTAGATACACTAGTATCTGCGGCTATACATTATCACGACCCAGTTAGAGTAGAGTCACCAATCTCTCTTAATGCTATTTATGATAACGGAATATCAGGAGTTGGCGCTACATTAACGAATGGCGGAACTCAGCTAGGTCTTATTATAGATGGAATTACGCTAAGTACTGACAACCGTGTTCTTTTATATCAACAAGCTAACACGGCTCATAACGGCGTGTATACAGTCACAGATACTGGTTCTGCAAATACTGATTGGGTTCTTACTCGTTCAACCGATACAGATTCTTACAGCCCAAGCGATTCTGGAAGTATAGGTAGAGGCGACGCGTTTTACGTCCTAGAAGGTAACACCGGAGCCGGCGAACTCTATGTACTGACCACAGAAGGAGTCATTACATTTGGAAGCACTGGCATAAACTTCTCACAGATAAGCTCTTCACAGATTTACAAAGCAGGCGCTGGATTAGAACTCAATGGTGTTGAGTTTTCTATTAATCCAGATGCGAATATTATAGTAAGTGGAGTTACAATACAAAGTATAGGACCTGTAATAAACTCAAGCGGTACGTGGGTTGGAGATCCAACTAATTTACAGGGAGCTCAGGGTACAACCGGATCGCAAGGTCTTCAAGGATCTCAAGGTACGGCTGCTGTAGACGGATTAGACGGTGCTCAAGGTCTTCAGGGAACTCAAGGCACGACTGGATCACAAGGAACAACAGGAACTCAGGGAGTTCAAGGAACTACTGGATCTCAAGGTCTTCAGGGATCACAAGGAACTCAGGGTGAACAAGGTATTCAAGGAACTCAAGGTACTACTGGATCTCAAGGTACTACTGGATCTCAAGGCCTCCAAGGAACTCAGGGTACTACCGGAACTCAAGGTCTTCAGGGAACTCAAGGTACAACTGGAACTCAGGGTACTACCGGAACTCAAGGTATTCAGGGAACGATTGGTACCCAAGGTACTACTGGAACACAAGGTATTCAAGGTACTACCGGAGTTCAAGGAACTACTGGATCTCAAGGTCTTCAGGGATCACAAGGAACTCAGGGTGAACAAGGTATTCAAGGAACTCAAGGTACTACTGGATCTCAAGGTACTACTGGAACTCAGGGAACTACAGGATCTCAAGGTATTCAGGGAACGCAAGGTACAACTGGATCTCAAGGTACGACTGGATCTCAAGGAACTCAAGGACTTCAGGGTGAGCAGGGAACACAAGGTACAACTGGTATTCAAGGTACTACCGGTGCGCAAGGTACAACTGGATCTCAAGGTCTTCAGGGAACACAGGGAACTACAGGATCTCAAGGTCTTCAGGGAACACAGGGAACTACAGGAACACAAGGTACGACTGGAACTCAGGGAACTACAGGAACTCAGGGAACTACAGGATCTCAAGGTCTTCAGGGAACACAGGGAACTCAGGGTCTTCAAGGTGAGCAGGGAACTCAGGGTCTTCAGGGTGAGCAGGGAACTCAGGGTCTTCAGGGAACACAGGGAACTCAGGGTCTTCAAGGTACACAAGGAACTCAGGGTCTTCAAGGTACACAAGGAACTCAGGGTCTTCAGGGTGAGCAGGGAACTCAGGGTCTTCAGGGTGAGCAGGGAACTCAGGGTCTTCAAGGTGAGCAGGGAACTCAGGGGGCAACTGGTACACAAGGTACAACTGGTACACAAGGTACAACTGGTACACAAGGAACAACCGGTACCCAAGGAACTACTGGATCGCAAGGTATTCAAGGAACTACCGGAACTCAAGGAACAATCGGTACACAAGGAACAACCGGTACCCAAGGAACTACTGGATCGCAAGGTATTCAAGGAATTACTGGAACTCAGGGTACTACCGGTACACAAGGCACGACTGGAACTCAGGGAACTACAGGAACGCAAGGAACAACCGGTACCCAAGGAACAACAGGAACGCAAGGTGCTACTGGATCGCAAGGTCTTCAAGGTACGACTGGATCGCAAGGTATTCAAGGAACTACCGGAACTCAAGGAACGTCTGGGACTGGTGCACAAGGTATTTCAGGTGGATCTACTAGTTGGATCTTAAGAACTACCAATTACACTGCGGTTTCTGGTGATAGAATACTCACGAACACGGCCGGCGGAACATTTACAATTACACTCCCAGCTACACCCGCCACAGGAGCGTTCGTTGTAATCGCTGACGCTAACGATTGGTCAGCTATAAATCTAACGGTCGCAAGAAACGGAAGCACTATCGAAGGCATAGCTGATGATATTACAATGGACGTTAAAGGCTTTTCTGTAGAGTTTGCTTATGACGGTACAACTTGGGAAATATTTACTGCGATTGGTCTTCAAGGAGCGCAAGGTACAACCGGCTCACAGGGTATACAAGGTCCTACCGGCCCATCTACTACGATCAACGCGGTTGACGTATCAGATGACGATACAGTTTTCCCGGTGTTTGTAACAGCCGCTGGTTCAAATCAACTCGCAGAAGTTTCTACGACTAGACTATATTTCAATCCTTCGACCGGAGATCTGTCGGCAACTAACTTTAACTCACTTTCAGACGTAACATTTAAAGAAAACTTTAAGTCTATCGATAACAGCTTTGATATTCTAGAACAAATAAATACGTATAGTTTCGATTGGAAAGATAACAAGACAAAGAGCTACGGTGTGATTGCGCAAGAACTAGAAAAGATCATGCCAGAGCTTGTAAAAACAAACGGAAGTGGTTTAAAGACAGTTACATATACTCCACTTATTGCAATCTTGATTGAAGCAGTTAAGAAACTAAAAGCTGACGTAGAAAACATAAAGAGAGATAACTAATGCCAATATCACTAAAAAATGCTATTTCTCCTAACGTTGGTGTTGTTAAATCCTGGGTAAAAATAACAAGTAACTACACGGCGCTGAATGGTGATAAACTCATTGCTGATACGTCGGCCGGGTCCTTTACGGTGACTATGCCATTTTCACCTTCTCCTGGGCATGCCGTGCAGATTACCGACGGTGGAAGTTGGCTAATAAATAACTTGCTAGTTAACTTTAACGGCGCGACTATCGAAGGCATAAATGATACACTGTCTGTTAACATACCACAAACAACCGTAGAGTTTGTTTATGACGGCACTACATGGCAATTTATTTCAAATATTGGTGCGAGAGGCTCTAGCGATGAAGCTGCAGCTTTCGCTATAGCATTAGGATTCTAAAGGAAAAATTATGGGTAAGAAGATTATAAGAGATTACGTTTTTTCTCCTGGCGGTGCTAACGTTGGCACAATAAAAATACCTGGAAGATATACTTTAGATCAGCTTCTGCTAATTACTAACGTTACAGATAATATTATCCTGTACACATTTGGTAACTCTACATACGGTGGTACTACAGCAACGTTTACTGCCGCAAACGACGCAACTAACTTTCCTACTATCACACAGCGAGAAGATGGGTTCACAACGATAACATTGGGAGTAAGCACTACTGGTCAGAGTGCTAGTGATTCTCTTCAAATTTTTGTTTACGGTAACGAAAACGCTGCCTCTACTATAAGACCTTGGAGTTTTGGTACTGATGCTATCGAAAGAATGCGCGTATCAAATCCCGAATCACTCATCGATGCTGACTTTGAATATGGTCTACAGCCGACAAAATGGGCAGGTTATGGAACTGTTCGCGGCTATCCATCCGCTTATGAATTACCGGGTGTTGACTTAGTTGTAACTGCTATTACTACAGATGGTGCTTCAACAAATAGTTTAATTACAGTCACTACGTCTGTCGCGCACGGTATCGCTGCGGGACAAGCGATTAATATTTCAGCTCTAAACTCTGGAATTGCAGGATTTAGTAGAGCTGACGGAACATTTATTGTTAACACAGTGGGTGTACCTAACACTAGCACGCTAACATATTTTGCAAGGGGTGTAGTTGGAACCAATGGACAATCATTACTAACAGATGCTACCACACTAAAGCGTGGAGCAATCTATTCAGGCGCTTCGATACCAGTAGCATCAGCAACGAGCAATGGTGCTAACCCGTCAGTAATTACTTTAAACTTTACCAACCCACACGGATTAATTCCTGGTACTGCTATCCACTCTATCGTTGCATCTGGTACTCAGGCTGCGCTTGCTTCTGGGCCGTTTGTTGTTACGAGTGTTCCTAGTTTAACATCATTAACATATACTGCACGAGGTGGCGCTGTTGTTGTGTCTCCAGCGACCGTTACTTTATATGCGTTTACAAATTCTACGATTGTTCACAGACCACAGGACGGCGGAGTTATTCTTTCAACTAAAACTCCAACATATGGCGCAACAGTTGCTCGTCAGAGTAAAAGATATTTTCGTTATCAATCAGGTAAAGGTTTTCTTTGGTCGACTGGAACGTTATTTAGACCAAACTATGATATTCGGAGTATAACTGCTTCCGGAACCACCGTCGGTTCTACGATTACTGTTACAACTGATGACATTGATCATGGTTTACAGATCGGCGCAGTTATAGAAATAGCAGGATCGACAACTTCTGGGTATAATGGCACATATACAGTAGCATCTATCGTAAGCGACTATCAGTTTACAGTATTAGCGACCAGTGTACTCGGTGCAACTACTGCAGTGTTAAATATCACGCCAAAGGTGTATGTAATAACATGGGATGGCGCAGCTGTAAGAGCTGGGTTGTTTGACGAACAAAATGGATTATTCTGGGAATATGATGGTAGTATTTTATCTGTAGTAAAAAGAAATTCTACTGCACAATTAAGTGGAACTCTATCTGTTACGCAAAACTCAAATGCGGTGACTGGCGTAAATACAAGATTTACTCAGCAATTAAAAGCAGGCGATAGAATCGTTATCCGCGGTATGACTCACCATGTTATACAAGTAGTGAGTGATACTTCTATATTTGTGTCTCCTGATTATAGAGGTATCAATGCTTCTGGTGTAAAGGGTAACTTAATTCAAGAAACAAGAATTAGGCAGTCGCAGTTCAACATTGATACAATTGACGGAACCGGGCCAAGCGGGTTTAATATTAACCTAAGTAAGATGCACATGGTCGGTCTACAGTATTCGTGGTACGGCGCTGGCTTTGTTGATTTTATGGTTCGTGGTAGTGATGGTAACTGGGTTTTCGTGCATCGTATCAAAAATAACAACGTGAATGATGAAGCTTATATGAGATCTGGTAACCTCCCGGTTCGCTATTCTATCGAAAACGATACTCCAGTAACATCTCTAACTTCTACGATCGACAGCTCAGTTACAACAATTCCAGTTGCAGCACTGGAACACTTTCCAACAGCAGGAACATTGTACATAGATAACGAAATTATCAGTTACACAGGTAAGTCAGCGGCAAGTGGAGCTGGTAACTTTACCGGTGCGACTCGTGCAGCAACACTCACTCAGTGGCAAGCAGGTACTTCGACTGGATTTACTGCTGCGGCTGCTGCAAGCCATACGGCCGGCACTGGTGTAATTCTAATAAGTAATACGTGTTCTCCAACTCTAAGTCACTGGGGTTCTGCGTTAATCATGGACGGTGGATTTACTAAGGACCGTGGATACATCTTTAACTATCAGAGAGTCGGTTTGAGTCTTACAACCGCGAACCAAACAGCGTTCCTCATTCGTCTTGCTCCATCCGTTTCAAACAGTCAGGTTGGTGGTCTTGGAGTAAGAGATCTATTGAATCGTTCTCAGCTTCTTCTACAAGCAGTCGGTGTATCTGTTTCAGGTGGTACAAACCCTGGTGCTTGTATTGTTGAAGGCGTGTTGAATCCTAAGAATTTCTCTTCAGCGACGTGGCTTCCATTAAACGTAGAATCTGCGGGTGGCCAGCCAAGTCTCGCGCAGGTTGCGACTTCTGTGACTTATAGTGCGGGCACCGTTGCGGTACCAGGTGAACAGGTGTTTGCGTTTGCTGCTCCTTCTACCGCATCTGGCGCAGTGAACGATAGACTAGAACTTACGGAACTGAAGGAATTGACTGGTGCTCCACTAGGAGGAGATTTCCAATATCCAGACGGCTCTGACATTCTTGCGATTAATATTCGTTTAACCGCTGGTACTGGCACGGGTCACGTTCTTCTTCGTTGGTCAGAAGCTCAAGCATAAGGGATTAAAATATGGTAGTCTTAGCAACAGATTTGATTTCAGCTTATTTGCCGCCGGGTCCGGCGGTAGAAGTAGAGACTGGAAACAACGCTAATGGTTTTTACGTGCGTCTTGCTGGCGGAACTCAGATGTGCTGGCATACCTTTTCAATAACTCCGTCCGCGTCAAACACACCGACACTAGGGGCATGGACTTTTCCGATAGCATTTGCTGCAGCACCATATGTTCATGTTTCTGTTAACTCTACTGTTCCAGGAACCACAGTTACTGGTTGGTCTTCATCTGGTGCTACTACAACGGCCGTAAACGTGTATATTTCTCGCGCGAACACTACTGCTACGAGCGTGATTGTATTTGCTATCGGTAGTTGGATTTAATAGTACCGATTTCATTGATAAATAAATGTAGTTGACAGAACTTACATTCATATTATGAGGAATTTGATTACATCATGTCATTTTTTGAACACGTCAAAGACGCGCATCAAGTAGAACAAACGTATAGATACGAAACTTCTACAACTCTAGCACAACAAGCGTTAACAGATGGTGGAAGTATTCATCCACTGATCGTTCCATCAAAGCTCACCGGCGGCACCGGGCTTATGAACCCGTCAATTCTTGTTCATAAAGGAAAACTAATAGTTAATGTAAGATGCACTAACTATTTCTTTTATCATTCTGAGAAAAAGAAGTTTATCCATCCATGGGGACCTCTTACATATCTTCACCCAGAAGATGATATGAAGTTGCGCACAGAGAATTTTTATTGTGAGTTGGATGGAAATTATAACATCACTCGAGTAAACCACGTAGACACTTCAAAACTTGATAAAGAACCGATATGGGAATTCGTTGGTCTTGAGGATGCAAGACTTGTTGAATGGAACGAAAAACTCTACATGACTGGAGTTCGTAGGGATACGAATACGACAGGCCAAGGAAGAATGGAATTATCAGAGATAGAGGTTCTCGATAATGAAGTAATAGAAGTATCTCGCACGCGTATCGGTGCTCCTGGCGAAGATACATCTTATTGTGAAAAGAACTGGATGCCGGTTCTAGATCAAGATTATACGTACATTAAGTGGTGTAACCCGACAGAAGTAGTTCTTGCTGATATAGAAAAAGCCAAGGCAGAAACCGTGTTTTTAGGCGACACTCGAATGTTTAATAGAAATCCAAAGGGATTGACTGAACCTAGAGGCGGTTCACAAGTCATTTCTTTTGGTGATTACTATATTGCGTTAACTCACGAGGTTGATCTTTTTAAGGGAGAAAAGAAGGTAAAGGACGGAGTGTATCGCCATCGCTTTATCGTATGGGATAAGAATTGGAACATTGTGAAGTTCTCTGACGACTTTACTATCATGGGTGGTCATACCGAATTTACATGCGGAATGTGCCATTATAAAGGACGAATACTTATTACGTTTGGGTTTCAAGATAACGCCGCTTATCTACTCGAAGTGCCGTATGCGACTATTGAAAAATTTGTAAATAATGCGAAGGTTTGATATGACGGAAGAAATAAAACAGTTGATCACGATGTTCGCTCTTAATCCTAGTGACCCAGAAGTTAGTTTTATGATCGGTTCGTACTATGAGGATTTAGGTCAGTACTCATCGGCAGGGTCTTATTACTTACGCTCGGCAGAAAGATTCGATGATAGAAATAAATCTTATGAGAGTCTAATAAGATTAGCAACATGCATGCAATCTTTGGGAAGACGGAAATATTCAACAAAGGGCCTTCTAAACTTTGCGATATCTCATATGCCAACGCGTCCAGAAGCATATTTAATTCTAAGCAAGTTCATTGAGAGCAGCGAAACGAATGACGAGAGGTGGTTTACTGCCTATTCACTCGTGTCTACCGCGCTAAGCATTCCAGACTTAGATAGTTTAAAATCGTTGAGAAGAAAAACCACATATGATGGAAAGTATTCTCTCTTACTTCAGAAAGCTCATGCTGGTTTTCATAGCGGGTTCATAGAGGAATCTAGAGAGATACTTCTTTCTATTATAAACAGCAGTGATGCCCCTAGACATCATCAGAAAGCTGCTATGAAAAATCTAATGATGATCAAAAAAGAAAATCATAGGTCTCAATACTATCATAACGAAACTCCGTTAAAAGATGTTTACCAATCTAGTCTAGCAAAGTACGCATTAGCAAATGGCGGATCGATCCATCCTATTGTTGTACCTCACTCTGTATCAAAAGGAATGGCGACAACAAACGCGTCTGTATTTGTTGACAGTCAAGAAAGAGTCTTTGTAAATCTCAGAGAAACTAACTATACTCTTTATTATAGTAATAAGTTTCCAGATAAAGATGGGCCTTTAAAATATCTTTATCCTGATAGTGATATTAACATCAGGTCCGAAAACGTTGTATGTAGACTTGACGATCGTCTTAATGTTATATCTGCGGACAGAATTGATATGAAACTTAATGAGGATCCTAACTGGTTCTACATTGGGTTGGAAGATGGAAGACTCATAGAATGGGAAGGTAAAAAGTATCTCTGCGGAGTAAGAAGGGATCATATACTCGAAGGTAAGGGTAGGATGGATCTTTCACAGATTGAGATAACCAAGAACGGCGTGGTTGAGGTAGAACGGTTTTCAATTCCAGCGCCGGGAAACGACGACACCTACTGTGAAAAGAACTGGATGCCTATTCTAGACAAGCCGTTCCAATGGGTGAAGTGGACCAACCCAACTCAGATAGTTTCATTCGATACTAAAACTCTAAAGACTAACACCGTACATCTTGAGGAGTCTAAAAAGTATCGGTTCCCTCGTGATCTAAGAGGTGGTTCGCATATCATACCTTGGAACGAAGACTACTACATTGGCATTACTCACGAATGCATGTATAATAACAACGATAGCGGAAGAAGATACTTTCAGAGAATTATAGTTTGGGACAGAGACTGGAATATAGTATGTTCCACTCGTGACTTTACAATGATGAGTGGATCTATTGAGTTTGTTTCAGGTATTGCTTATCATAAGAACGATGTGCTTATATCGTATGGGTACGAGGATAACACATCATATATACTAAGAATACCAAAAAATGTATTTGACGATTTTGTTTTGAGAGGTTGATATGCTTGTAGAAAAGATTAAATCTTATGTAAGTGATCCAGAAAACGCGCAGTTCAACTACGATCTTGGAAAGGAGTATGAAGTACTTAAACAGTACTCTGCCGCCTGCGGATACTTTTTAAGAGCTGCGGATAGAACTGACGACAACGAGTTGGTCTATAATTCTTTAGTGTCAGCCGCAAAGTCTCTAATAGAGCACGGTGACAGCTTCGCAATCGTAGATAAGATTTTAAAGCATGCTATGTCAATAGATACGTCAAGAATAGACGCGTTTTATCTTATGCTGCTAACTTATAAATATATTGGAGAAGATCAAGCATTTGAGGAAATGCACCCAGTCTTTCTTCGACTAAAAGAAGAAACCACTAAGAGCGAGATATATGATATGATAAATTTGAACGATATAATGAAGAAGTACATTCCTTCGATTGGTACTATTAGATACTCCGAAGACCAACCACAAAAAGATTTCAAACACATGATAGAGAAAGAGTTTGCAGCGGCTGCTACGACTCCTAGTGACATTCATGAACACTTGCCGGTTCTATACGAACTCGCCAAAGAATGCAATCATATAACAGAGATGGGTGTAAGGTTTGGAGTTAGTACTAGGGCATTCTTGAGAGCTAACGCAAAACTAATTTCTTATGACATCGTTACAGATCAAAAAGTAGTTGAACTCATGAATAATGCTAGTTCCGCTGGAAAAGACACAAAGTTCATTGAAGCGGATGTTCTTAATGTCGAGATTGAGGAGACAGATCTTTTGTTTATAGACACATGGCACGAATATGAACAACTAAAGAAAGAACTATCTCTTCATGCTAACAAAGTAAGAAAGTACATCGCATTTCATGATACGAACACATATGGTCTAAAAAATGAAGGTGGAGACAACAAACAACTTACACAAGGGCTCCTTCCTGCGATTATAGAGTTTCTTATTGAAAATCAAAATTGGAGATTTAAGATGTTTCTTACAAACAACAATGGTCTCACAGTGCTAGAAAGAATTTCGTAATGAATAGTCTAAATGACAACATATCATTTGATGGTATAGATTCTATAGAAACTGTAGCAACGCTATATCACGAATTCTTTATAAGAAATGATTACGATTGGTGGTATAAAGTTCAACCAAACGACATCGTAGTGGACATAGGTGCATGTAACGGAATGTTCACATGTCATGCTCTGGACAACGGCGCCAAAAAGGTGTATTCTATCGAGGGAAATTCTAAACTCATAAAAACAGTAATACACAATGCGTCACCACATATCATAAATAAAAAAGAATCTCCATTGGTTCCTATTAACTGCGTTATAGGGAATGACCCAATGTATACTAGAAATGTTTTTGGCGAAGGATATGATAAGGCCGTTCCTATTCGTTCGTTTAAAGATATCATAAAGGAATATGATATCACGCATATAGACTATCTTAAGATAGATGCCGAAGGAGCCGAATATGATATCTTGTCAGAAGAAAATCTTGAATTCATAAAAAATAATGTTAAACACATTGCGGTCGAAGTGCATCTTGATTGCTTTGAAGATGCGCCAGTTTTATTCAAAAAATTTAGAGACAACTTCTTATCAAAATTTGATGCAAGTAAGATAAAATATCTTCAGGAAGATTCACAACAGAAAATGTATGACGATGCATATTTGAATTCAAAGTGGCCTCTCGGTTGGGGAAGCTGTTGGATGATCTACATCTGCAACAAGTCATTATAATAATTTGAGAGGTACAAATAATATGATAGTCGATTTCTTTCCTTTCTTTGCTCCATACGGAGAAGAAACACTTAAGCTGAGATATGAAGTACTTAAGGATCATGTAGATTATTTTGTTATATCAGAGTCAAATAAAACTCACGCTGGTCATAAAGTTGAAAGACAGTTTCCTGAGATCGCAGGCAGACTTGAGATGGATCCAAATAAGATCATCTATATAGCACACGATATACCGGACGACGACAAGTTGGAGATCCTTCCTATTGATATTCAAAACACGTATGGAAATCGTGATAAGATTGAATCGCAAAGAGCAAGAGCTCGTGAGCGCCTTCAGAAAGACGCGCTCCTAAAAGTCCTCGACACGTTTGATGATGATACTGTCTTTATTCACGGCGATGCTGATGAAATCATTCGGCCGGATGGAATTCCGTATCTATCACGTGTCTGCCGAGAAAACCAAGAGATAATCATTAAGGTTCCACTCGTTTATCTCGAAGGAAGAGCAGATCTTCGTCTTTATCACAGAGATAGTAACACACCGGTTCAATGGTCCGGCGCAATGTTTCTTGCTACGAAAGCTCAACTTAAAAGGGCTACACCAGCGCAGATACGTTCAAATGTAAATAACCCGTTTCCAATTCATTATATTACGGAAAACGGTGCTGCTATTCAGGATCTTGGATGGCACTTCTCTTGGATGGGTGGGCCTGAAAAGCGAGCCCTGAAGTCTCAAGTATGGGCCCATTATAACGACTCATTCGAGTGGTTAGGAGGAAATGAAACAGACAGCATTAAAGAGATAAAGTCATACCGTGACGAGACATACGTGACATTCTTAACAGAGAACGAAATGAAAGAAGGATCTACTCCGCCTTCTGGAAATAAAAATCACGTCTTAAAGAAGTACTCTATTAGTGGGCTACCAAAAGAAATTCTTGAGAGCGAGTACTTAAAGAACTACTTTCTGCCAGATGTCAAAGAAGATAGTTTAGATGTATTTGAAAGGGCTGTTATAAATCCTTCTTCTCTAATAAGCCCGTATAAAAAGAGAGTATGGATCGTAGACGATTTCTATCATAACCCAGATGAAGTAAGACAGTATGCTCTAACTCGTGAATTCGATAAGGGTGGCTTCGGAAAAGGATATATGGGAAATAGAACTTTTAAACAGTTTCTATTCCCAGGCCTGAAGGAAGAATTTGAAAAGATCATGGGAATGAAGATTACAAAATGGGAACAACATGGTATGAATGGCAGGTTCCAGACATGTTATGCAGGAGATGCTCTTGTTTATCACTGCGACGATCAGAAATATGCTGGTATGTTATTCCTAACACCCGACGCGCCATTCGAGACTGGTACTTCAATGTACGCGCATAAGGCAACACGTATTCGTCACAATTCTCATCCAGAGATCATGAGCACCTTCTCTGGGCACACTACTCTCGATAAAACTCCATATGAACCGGTCGACGTAGTTGGAAATGTCTATAACAGACTCGTCATATTTGACGCAGGTATGATTCACGCAGCATCCGGATACTTCGGATATAACAACGAGAATTCTCGCTTGTGGCAAATGTTCTTTTTTGACGCGGAGTAAAGATGAATTACGAAAACTTTGATTGGGGTCCAACAGATAAAGAATATGCAAACTTATTTACTAAAGAAAATTTTATCGATAGAACATACGAACTATTATATAAGATAAAAGAAATCGATGTCGTTGTAGATATTGGTGCAAACGTTGGTTCTTTCATATATTCTCTAAAGGATATTAAACCTAAACACGCATTTTGTTTAGAACCATCAAACATTGTATTCAAAACGCTGGAAAAAAATCTAGAAATATTTTCGTGTACACTGATAAATAAAGGTATATCTGGAGTAGATACCGACTACAACATAATCAAACCGGGGTCAGATTATATCTATCATCACGCCGGCAGTATGTTTTCAACTATTCGGTTCGATACGTTAATAAAAGATTATAACATAGAGACGATAGATTTCTTAAAATTTGATTGCGAAGGCGGGGAAGCTTTTATCTTCACTAAAGAAAATTCTTCTATGATCAAAAAAATAGTTAAGAACATAGCTGGTGAATATCACATAGTCGGAGTTCCAAATTCTATAGAGAACTTTATAGAATTTAGAGATAACTACCTGTTAGATTTAAGAGGAACAGAACATCTGCGTGTATATGAAAGAGATGGAAAAGACGTAACAGAACAAATTTTCGATAACAACTTTTTGCGTGCCTATGAAGAGTGGTGGAGAATTAATAACCCATATAAGGGTCAGTTTATGGTATATGCAAATTTGAAAGGAATGTAGAATGAAGATAGTACTTGTAACTGGTGGTTTCGATCCCCTTCATAGCGGTCATATTGCATACTTTAATGAAGCAAAAGAACTCGGAGATATTCTAATAGTTGGAGTAAATAGTGACGAATGGCTGACTCGTAAAAAGGGTCAGCCATTCATGAGTCTATCAGAAAGAGTTGCGATCGTTGAGAGCCTTCATATGGTCGATAGTGTCATGATATTTGACGATAGTGACGGCGGGGCGTCCGAAGCGATTAAGCTGTGTCTAGGAAAGTATCCACACGATGAAATCATTTTTGCGAACGGTGGTGATAGAACCGATAGCAATATTCCGGAAATGAGTATCGTAGACAGCCGACTATCGTTTGTGTTTGGAGTCGGTGGAACTCATAAGATGAATTCTAGCAGTAAGATCCTTACTGAGTGGAAGACACCTAAGACGGAAAGAAAGTGGGGATACTATCGAGTCCTACACTCGGACGGTCCTTCTACAAAAGTAAAAGAACTCATAGTCGAGCCAGGAAAGTCTCTCAGTCTTCAGAGACATAGTTTTAGAAACGAACTATGGTACGTTACAAATGGTACCGGTGCTATCAAACTAAACGGAGTGTTGTCGCCTTTAAAGAAAGGCGACTTTGTAAACATATATGTTTCTGACTGGCACCAACTCATTAACGATTCTTCTGAAGAACTAAAGATTGTTGAGATCCAGTATGGACAGAACTGCTACGAAGAAGATATCGAGCGCATCGAGTAAGTATATACTACCGGCTTGATAGATGTTAAATCTAATTATATCAGATATTTCACATATGTCAACCAAAAAATGTGGTTCATCTTCTTTTATAAATAGATCAAAAAGTAGGGTGATCAAACATGGCACGTCCTTCAACAAGAAGCGAATTCAAAGATTATGTTCTTAGAAAGATCGGTGCGCCAGTCATTCAGATCAACGTTTCTGATGAACAGATAGAAGATCGTATTGACGAGGCAATAGCATTCTGGAGAGACTACCACTATGATGGTAGCCAGATGATATATCTTAAGCATGCTCTAACACAACAAGAGATAGATCAGGGATATATCGAAGTACCACAAAACATTCTCGGTATCACTCGTATCTTTGATCTTAGCTCTTCTATCTCGACCGGTACCGGCTTCTTCAACGTTCAATACCAATTCGTTTTGAACAACCTAGAAGACATTACTGGGTACAACATTCAGCATTACTACATGGCTCTATCTCACCTACAGTTCCTGCAAGAAATACTTGTAGGCCGCCCTCTCATAAGATACAATCGCCATGTAAACCGTTTATATGTAGATGTAAATAAGGCCATATTGAATCCTGGGTCGTTTATCATTATAGAGGGATATGACATTATTGATGGCAACACATACTCCGACGTATGGAGCGATCGCTTTCTTCAGAACTATGCGTCTATCTTAATACGCGAGCAGTGGGGTGTAAACCTAACTAAGTTTACAAACATGCAACTTATCGGAGGTGTTCAGTTCAACGGCGAACAGATCCTATCGGAAGCAAAAGCAGACCGCAAAGAGATGGAAGAAAATGCGAAGACTTCACTTCAACCACTCGTTTACAATTTCGTTGGATGATAAATGGCGACTAACGTCTTTTTTCAAAACTATGGATACTTCAATGAGCAGCAACTCATTGACGACTTAGTCATTGAAGCAATACAGATCTACGGTGTTGATACTTACTATGTTACTCGAAAGTTAGAAGCGACCGACCAGATACTCAATGAAGACGATCTTTCAATCTTTAATGCGGCTTACTTAATGGAAGTATACGTAAAGAGCGTGGACGGTTTTCAGGGAGATGGTGACTTTCTTAGTAAGTTTGGTCTTCAGATTCGTGACCAAGTTACTTTTACTGTTGCGGTGAGAACTTTTGAAAGATACGCAACTAGATTGAATACTACTCTCATAAGACCGAAGGAAGGCGACCTTATATATCTTCCTCTCAATAATAAATTCTTTGAGATCTCTCATGTTGAGCACGAAAGCGTTTTCTATCAGAGCGGAGCTCTTCAAGTATTTGATCTTAAGTGTGAACTGTTTGAATACTCGAACGAAAGATTCGACACCGGAATTGAAGATATAGATACACACTTCGATGTTTTAAACACTGAAGATCTTGAAGTTAACAATCTTAATAAACTACTAGAAAAAGATCCAATCGCAAAGAACGTATTCTTTGAAGAAGAAGGCGATGATATTATTGACTTCACTGAGATAGATCCGTTTAGTGAGATTATCACAAGACCAACTAATTATGCTGTAACCGCCGATAATAACGAAATCACTGCTGACGCTACTGTTGTAACAGCAGATACCATATAAGAGGAAGACATGGCAAAGCAAACCATTAATATCGGTACCGTCGCAAATGACAGATCCGGCGATCCCCTAAGAACGGCTTTTACTAAAGTTAACGCAAACTTTACTGAGTTGTATAACAGAGGTTCTTCGAGTTTTTCTGGGAGCTATAACGATCTCACGAATAAACCAAACATACCAGATGATATAGCTGATCTTTCTGATTCGTCATCGTTGTTGGCAGATATCGGAGACGTTGTTTTCACAGACAACGCCATTTCAGCACAAGATGGCGTTGACTTGCTTATTCACACTCACGACAACGACGATAAAGAAAGAGTGTCAGTAAATTTAATACCTAATGA